CAAAACAAAAGCAATCACAACAACAAAACAAACTTCGACGTTCTGTCTAGTAATTGCATCCACAACAACCAACATCACATCCCAACACCAATTCGCACTCAATGGCAGCCATCACCATCAACACCACTGCAAGCACCAAGATCACCATGGCAACTCACCTTGCGCAACTCCATAGCGCTTCCACGTTCACCTTCAATGGTTGTACGTTCGCAATAACAACCAACCCACCACGCAAACCAGACCCAACACCCACCATCAAGACACGGAGGGCTGGCATGCAAGCCAGAATGGAGTGGGAGGAACTCCAATGGGAGGTAGCGCGCTTTGGAGATAAGCAAAGGCGCAAGGAGCACGGAGAGACACATAAGGAAAGCACTGATGCAGAGCTGACATGGAAAGAACTACGTCAGGCTCAACTGGCTGGGAAGGCACTCGATAAAAGTCTTCGAGAGTGCCACTGTGGACCATGGGGCCCACAAGTTAATGGTATAGCGCTGACCGCTATTGGGAAAGTTGAAAGGCAGCCACTGCAAGTGGTAAAGAAAACACCACTGAATCAAACGAGATCACGGAAAGTCAGTAAGGAAAAGCCTAACTTTGTGAAACTCAGCAACACGCAACTAAATGCGTTCTGTAAACAACTCCTCAAGATTTCTTGCAGATTTCACAAAGCGGTTGAGGTGGCGGATAGATCAGTGGCAGCACGCCTCAAGTTTGAGTATTTCAACGGAGGAACTTATGCACGCGCGCACGTACACCACATGGACGGACGAATGCTCTCCGTCGACATGAGCAGTACGCCATTCGTTGATAAGATTTTGGATTCTGCCATGCGAGTCACTAGCGGCAACAGAACACACAAAAGCGATGAAATCACTCATGGATGGAGTGGCTTAATACTAAATAGAGACAAGCTGAATGGAATCCGCACACACATGACAAGGAAGTCATTAATTGTGCGTGGAAAAGATGGTAGGCACTTAATCGATGCACGCACACGTGTTTCAACGATGCGCATGAGGCGGATTCGTCACTTCACATCACCTGGGGAGAAATTCTGGAAGGGGTTCAACACTGCATTTCTCACAAATCGTGTCTACGATCGAGAGCACGTGTGTGAGACAAACCTTGATGTGGAGGAGTGTGGCACCGTAGCAGCTATAATGTGCCTTGCCATGTATCCATGCGGACGCATCACATGTTTAAAATGTGTTGATGACAACATTAACAATGAAGGACAAGCCACACAACACAAGATTTCAGAGAAGGTCGGCAAAGCAATTGATATAGTGCGTGAAAAGCACCCATCATTTACACATGCTTTGATGATCATGGAAAGGTATATGAATTCACTTGCCGATGTATCTAGCAACTACGATGCGTTTGCTGAGATCCAAGGAATAACTGGTGGACGGAACATTTCAGCCTTTGCACACCTAAATAAGCTCAATGCTATTCTTGTGAAAGGACCAATGGCCACACAAGTGGAATTCCTGGAAGGGATGACACACCTACTTGAGGTAGCACGATACATGAAGAATCGTACGGAGAACATTGAGAAAGGCACTCTCAAGTCATTCAGAAACAAGATTTCACAGAAGGCTCATATAAATCCCACACTCATGTGTGATAATCAGTTGGACAAGAATGGTAATTTTATATGGGGAGAACGCGGTTATCACGCAAAGCGCTTCTTTGGAAATTATTTTGATGTCATAAACCCAATAGAGGGGTATTCACAATATGAGGTGCGTCCAAACCCAAACGGTTCACGGAAACTAGCAATTGGTCGGCTGCTTGTCCCAACAAATTTTGAAGCTCTCCGAGAGCAAATGCGTGGCGAATGTGTGAAGCCACAGCCATTAACCAAAGAGTGTGTAAGCATGTTGAGGGGGGACTACGCACATGCATGCTGTTGTGTCACCACAGATGGTGGGGAACCATTACTATCAAATTTGCGAATGCCCACCAAGCATCACTTGGTTATTGGCAACAGTGGAGATTCGAAGTACGTTGACTTACCGGCATCTGAAGGAAACAAAATGTATATTGCAAAGAATGGTTACTGCTACATTAACATATTTCTTGCGATGTTGGTCAACGTCAACGAATCAGACGCGAAGGCTTTTACAAAAATGGTACGTGATGTGCTCATCGACAAGCTTGGAACTTGGCCTTCGTTACTAGATGTTGCGACAGCATGTTGCCTTCTTAAATTCTTCTTTCCAGATGTTAGCAACGCTGAGCTACCAAGAATGTTTGTAGATCATGAGAGCAAAACAATACATGTTATTGATTCGTATGGCTCGCAAACAACAGGCTACCACATTTTAAAGACAAACACAATTGAACAGCTGGTGAAATTCACAGAATTTGGGTTGGAGTCCGATTTGAAACATTATCTAGTTGGAGGCGACCCATTGGCGGAGGAAACAACAGAAGAGATTTTGAGCGACCCCAATTGGAATCTTAAGTTACTTGTGCGAGGCATTTACAAACCAACAGTAATGCGTGAAAACCTAATCTGGAATCGATACCTACCACTCTATGCAATGTTGTCACCAGGTATCTTATTAGCTTTGTATAATAGTGGTTCGCTTGAATCCTTGATTACATATTTCCTGCGAAAAGACAATGATTTAGTCGTACTATTAGTGGTCTTGGAATCACTTGCGCAAAAGGTCTCGAAGTCAAGTAGTGTCTTGGCACAATTGAGAATTTTGGAACAGGGTGCCCCACATGTCATTGAGGCTGTGCAAAACATTAAACAAAAGCATGTCTTGCCATACAACACAGTGATGAAGATGCTCATGGTCTTGTCTGCACGTTCTGAAACAAACTTGGAACTTGATGCAGCTGGGTACAATCAAATACGCGTAACTAGTATCGAGGTGATGGAAAAAAATTACTTGCAGATCTTAAGCGACCAATGGAAAGAATTAAATTGGTCATCAAAATTGTTGGTAATATTTCGATCGTCAAAATTCTCAATGCGTACACGAAAATGTTTAGTCCCAGAAAGCACCGCCGATTTGAAAGGCAGATACAGCGAGTCGATCACATCTTATTTTGGACAGACGCGACAAAAGCTTCAAGAAATTAAACAGCGCGTATCACAGAAGGTACAGGAAGGAACGCATGCAGCTCGCTTGTACACATCAAGAAGGGCATGCTCAATCATCAATTACATGGTCCCTGACATTGTAAAATTCATGAATGTGCTACTCGTCGTGAGCTTACTACTTTCAATTGCCAGGGAATGCCAACGTCTATTACTTGCACATAAGGAGATGAAAACTCAGGTGGCACAAATCAAAGAGGACAAGGACGCACAGCAAATTAATTTGTTGTACAAAATGTACATGATGGAGCATAAGGAAACGCCAACCAAGGAGGGTTTTCTAGCGTATATTGAAAAGCAGCAACCAGAGTTGCTTGCCTACTTTCATTCAGACGAAGAGGTTGAGCACCAAGTGAAAAGACGCTCGGAGCAAGAGCTTGAGAAGGTTGTTGCCTTTATTGCATTAATTTTAATGATGTTCGATAGTGAAAGGAGCGACTGTGTAGCAAAAATTCTTCAAAAACTCAAGAACCTCATATCATCAGCAGAGCCGGACGTGTATCACCAGTCGCTTGACGATATTCAGGATGACCTAAGCGAACGAAATCTAACAATCGACTTTGAATTAGCGCAAGATGAAAGTCAAACTCAGGCACCTATGAGGGAGAAAACATTTCAAGATTGGTGGGATCAACAAATCATGCGAGGGACAACAATACCACACTATCGAACTGAGGGACATCTGGTAACATTTACGAGAAGCACAGCAGCACAGGTGGCTAATGATATAGCTCACGATAACAAAACGGACATCCTACTCATGGGCGCAGTCGGGTCTGGAAAATCGACTGGTTTGCCATTTTACTTATCGAAGAAGGGTAATGTCTTGTTGCTTGAACCAACACGACCTTTAGCCGAAAATGTGCACAAGCAGCTAGCCAGAGAACCGTTCTACACAAATACAACATTGCGCATGCGTGGTCTCTCAGTATTTGGGGCAGCACCAATTACAATCATGACAACAGGCTTCGCATTACATTACTTTGCACACAACAGAGGGCGGCTGAATGAGTTCGACTACATCATTCTAGATGAATGCCATGTACATGACGCCAATGCTATGGCGTTACGATGCTTGATTCATGATAATCAATATAACGGCAAATTAATTAAAGCATCAGCAACACCCCCGGGGCGAGAAATTACATTTAATCCACAATATCCAGTGAATATCATACCAGAAGAGAACCTGTCTTTGCAAGGGTTTGCACAATCGCAAGGCAGTAAATCGAACTGTGACGTCACACAACATGGAGATAATATTTTGGTGTACGTGGCAAGCTACGGAGAAGTGGATATACTGAGCGCACTTTTATTGGAGAAAAGCTATAAGGTGACGAAAGTGGACGGGCGAACGATGAAAACTGGGAAGGTTGAGATTGTAACGAATGGAACTCCACACAAGAAACATTTCATAGTGGCAACGAATATCATAGAAAATGGAGTGACACTTGACGTGGAAGTTGTCGTGGATTTCGGTACTAAGGTTGTGCCATTCCTCGACTGTGACAACAGAATGATGTGTTACAACAAGGTACCTATCAATTATGGGGAAAGAGTTCAGCGTGTTGGACGAGTGGGACGACATAAGCCCGGATGCGCATTGCGCATTGGCCATACAGAGAAAGGATTGAGTGAAGTTCCCAGCAGCATTGCCACAGAGGCTGCATTCAAGTGTTTCACATATGGGTTACCTGTAATCACTAACAACGTTTCGACAAGCTTGTTAGCACATGCAACCGTACCACAAGCAAGAACTATGGCGCAATTTGAGTTAACGCCATTTTATATGGTTCATTTCATTAGATTTGATGGCTCGATGCACCCAGCTCTGCATAGTTTGTTTAGGAAGTTCAAACTTAGAGACTCTGAGATTTTCCTGAATAAACTTGCCATCCCGAATAAAGGTTTGCGGAACTGGATGACGGGTGCTGAGTATGCTCGTCTTGGGTGTCAGGTTGATGACAGACACGACATTCGAATTCCATTTGTGTGTAAAGGAATCCCTGATAAACTCCACACAGAAGTTTGGGAAACGATCACAAAGTTCAAAGCCGACGCTGGTTTTGGTAGGCTAACAAGTGCAGGTGCCTGCAAGATTGCGTACACATTACAAACGGACGTGACAGCTATCCAGCGAACTGTACGAATCATAGATACATTGATAGCTGAGGAGCGAGTTAAGCAGGAGTACTTCAAGACAGTGACATCAAATGTCGTTTCGTCATCAAACTTCTCGCTACAGAGTATTGCAAATGCTATTCGATCACGATTCGCGTCTGATCACACACGTGAAAATATAGGCGTACTGGAAGCTGCAAAAGCTCAGTTGTGTGAGTTTCGAAACTTGAACATGGACCACTCCTTCACACGGATCAATGACACTATATCACAGAACTTTCTGCGGGATTTTGGTGCGCTGGAAACAGTGCAGCATCAATCAACACATGAAGTGAGTAAGTGTCTGGGTATTAAAGGAAGGTGGAACACTAGTTTAATAACACGCGACGTACTAGTACTTGCGGGAGTGTTTGGTGGAGGAATTTGGATGCTCTTATCTCACTACGCAACAGCGGCTAATGAAGTGGTGCACCATGAAGCCAAGGGAAAGCGTCAGCAACAAAAATTGAAATTTCGCCAAGCCAGAGACAACAAGAATGGGCGCGAAGTCTATGGCGATGATGGAACTATTGAACACTACTTTGGAGCAGCATATCGTGCAAAGGGAAAAGTCGCTGGGAAAGTTAGAGGAATGGGAGCCAAACAACGCCGGTTTGTTAACATGTACGGTTTTGATCCGGAGGATTTCTCAGCGGTGCGATTCGTGGATCCATTAACAGGAGCAACTCTCGATGAAAACCCTCATACAGACATACATCTAGTTCAAGAGCATTTCACGGTTTTGCGAGAGGAGAAAATTGGGCTAGATGAACTGGATGTACAGAAAGTGCGTATGGCACCGGGGATTGAAGCCTATTACATGAATAATCGCACTGGGAAGGCTCTCAAGGTGGATTTAACACCTCATAATCCCTTACGGTCGTGTGACAAGAAGGCAACAATAGCTGGCTTCCCTGAACGTGAACTCGAATTGAGACAGACAGGGGCACCCAAGCCTATCCGTATAGAAGACGTGCCGAAAGAACAAGAGGAGGATGGAGTGAATCATGAGAGTGAGTCTTTGTTTAAAGGACTCAGAGATTATAACCCAATCGCCAGTAGCGTATGCAAGCTTACCAATAATTCTGACGGTCACACAGATTCACTGTACGGTGTTGGATTTGGTCCACTTATACTCACGAACAGACATCTCTTCGAAAGGAACAATGGAAGTCTATTAGTCCAGACTCGAAGTGGAGATTTCTTGATTAAGAACACAACACAACTCCATTTGTTTCCTATACCTGATCGAGATCTCATTCTTGTCAGACTACCTAAAGATGTTCCAAGGTTTCCACAGCGCTTAGTGTTCCGATCCCCGATCGACAATGAGCGCATTTGTATGGTCGGCTCAAATTTCCAGGCCAAGAGTGTCTCAAGTCTTGTGTCAGAGTCTAGCACCACGTTGCATGTAAAGGGGAGCAATTTTTGGAAACACTGGATAAGTACAAAGGACGGACAGTGTGGCACTCCAATTGTGAGCACTAGAGATGGTGCTATTCTTGGCCTCCATAGTCTGTCAAATTTTGCAAACTCCATAAATTACTTCACCAGCTTTCCAGAAGAGTTTGCAAAACAATATCTTGAGACTCATGAAAATCATGAATGGGCAAAGCACTGGAAATACAACACGGACAGCATTAGCTGGGGGTCACTGAATATAAAAGCAGCTCAACCTAAGGGTTTATTCAAGACCAGCAAGCTAGTAATGGATCTGGACGACACAGCAGTGTACTCGCAAATGTCCCGGGGAGGCTGGATGCGTGATCAAATACATGGAAACTTGAAGGCCATAGCATCTGTGCCGAACCAACTTGTAACAAAACACACAGTCAAGGGCAAATGCCAAATGTTCGATTTGTACTTGCGTTTACATGAGGATGCACGCGAGTTTTTCACACCTATGCTTGGTTTTTACCAAAAGAGTCGCTTGAATAGAGAAGCTTACGCGAAGGACTTGCTGAAATATGCATCTGTCATTGAAGTCGGAGTTGTGAAAAGTGAAATCTTTGAAAAAGTTGTCGATGTGGTAATCAAAGAATTGCGGCAGTTAGGGTTCCAGACTTGTAACTATGTAACAGATGAAAACAGTATCTTTGAAGCCCTCAATATGAAGTCGGCCGTCGGCGCCCTATATCAAGGGAAGAAGCGGGACTACTTCTTGAATTTCACACCACAGATGAAGGAAGACATTTTATATGAGAGCTGTGAACGATTGTTCAAAGGAGAAATGGGTGTCTGGAATGGCTCACTGAAGTCTGAACTGCGGCCAATTGAGAAAGTTGAAGCAAACAAAACACGCACATTTACAGCTGCACCAATTGACACATTACTAGCTGGAAAAGTTTGCGTGGATGATTTCAATAATCAATTCTATGACTACCACCTACAAGGTCCGTGGAGCGTGGGGATGACAAAATTTTATGGCGGTTGGGATGAACTCCTATCGAAGTTGCCAGACGGATGGGTGTATTGTGATGCAGATGGTTCTCAATTTGATAGTTCATTATCACCGTATCTAATAAACGCAGTTCTGCACATACGACAAGAGTTTATGGAAGTGTGGGATATTGGAGAGCGAATGCTAAGCAACTTGTATACGGAGATTGTCTACACCCCGATTTCCACTCCAGATGGCACACTAGTGAAGAAGTTTAAGGGTAACAACAGTGGTCAACCTTCAACTGTCGTCGATAACACACTAATGGTCATTTTGGCGATGCGTTATTCATTGTTAAAGGCAGGAATACCGACAGAGGAACATAATGGAATGTGTCGATTTCTTGTTAATGGAGATGACTTGCTTCTAGCCTTATCTCCGGAATTTGAAAATGTGCTTGACAACTTAGCGAGCAGTTTTTCAGAACTTGGGCTCAAATACACCTTTGACCAGCGAACGCGAGATAAAGGTGATTTATGGTTCATGTCACACAAGGGTATTAAACGTGAAGGCATTTGGATTCCGAAACTTGAGCCTGAACGGGTTGTCTCAATTCTGGAGTGGGATAGGTCCAAGGAACCAGAGCATAGGTTGGAGGCCATATGTGCAGCGATGATTGAATCGTGGGGTTATGATGAGCTAACGCGTGAAATACGGAAATTTTACAATTGGCTTCTGTCTCAAGCACCTTATAGTGGCCTAGCTCAAGAGGGCAAGGCACCATACATTGCTGAGACAGCTTTGCGAAAACTTTACTTAAATAAAGATGTTGATCAGAGTGACATCATGCGTTACATGGAGGCAATCTTAGAAGATTTTGATGACCAAACGCCACTCGAGGTTTACCACCAATCAGGAAAACAAACATTGGATGCTGGCGTGGAAGAGGAGCGAAACAATCCCAAAAGCAAGGAGAAGAGAACATTCGATGATCCAAGTACGAAATCGCCAACAACGAGTAAAGATAAAGATGTAAATGTCGGCGTCAGTGGCAGCTTTCCAGTGCCACGACTAAAGATGATAACACGCAAGCTGACACTGCCGCTACATAACAAGCGCATAGCTCTGAATTTGGATCATCTTATCACATATACACCACGACAAGTGGATTTGTCGAATACGAGAGCAACACAAAGGCAATTCGACACATGGTATGAGGGAGTTATGACAGACTATGATGTTGACGAAGGGAAAATGTCAATCATACTCAATGGACTTATGGTGTGGTGCATTGAAAATGGCACGTCACCAAATATTAATGGAGTGTGGGTTATGATGGATGGAGAGGAACAAGTTGAATTTCCTTTGAAACCAATCATCGAACATGCCAAACCAACACTCAGGCAAATAATGGCCCATTTCAGTAACGGCGCTGAAGCGTATATTGAGATGAGAAACTATCAACAACCGTACATGCCACGGTACGGTCTGCAGCGAAACTTAACCGACATGAGCTTGGCACGCTTTGCTTTTGATTTCTATGAAATGACTTCAAAAACACCAATCCGAGCACGAGAGGCACACCTGCAAATGAAAGCGGCAGCCCTTCGAGGCACGCAAAATCATTTATTTGGCTTGGATGGAAACGTTGGTGCAAAAGAAGAGAACACGGAGAGACACACTACCGACGATGTGAATAGGAATATGCACAGCCTCCTAGGCGTGAGGGGCGTGTAATATTGTGTGTTAGTATTTATAGCATAATATATAAATACTCGTTAGTATTCTCAACTATAGAGAAATATTATCATAAGAATCTACTAGATTGGTTTGACCAAGAACGTACTCTTGTGCTTATATATATTTCGATCGAAAACGGCGGATTTACTAAAGGACTAGTGAGAGCCTCTCTCCAAAAACCTTTACTAAGTGCGGTGTTTTCGATCGAAATATATATAAGCACAAGAGTACGTTCTTGGTCAAACCAATCTAGTAGATTCTTATGATAATATTTCTCTATAGTTGA